CGAGAAGATACAGCAAAATTTATCGGTGAAATTGAAACAGAGTTTAAAAAAGGCTTTTTTAGAAGTGTGATTAAACCTGCTTATGATGCCGCTAAAAAAGGTATCCGTGGGATTCCTAAGTTTAAAGGAAGACGGGATAAGGTAGAGACTCTTGTTAACGGTCAACCTGAAACTATAAAGATTGAATCTAATGGAGTTATCGTTTCCTCAAAGATAGGATTACTAAAAGTACGGGGGATTGATCGATTGCAAGGGAAAGCTCCTCGAATGGCTAAAATTACTCGTAAAGCGACGGGATATTACTTACAGCTAACCATCGAAACTGACGACACGATCTATAAAGAATCCGATAAATGTGTTGGTTTAGATATGGGTGCTGTGGCAATATTTACCGATGACTTGGGGAGACAATCGGAAGCTAAACGCTACGCAAAAATTCAGAAAAAGCGACTTAACCGATTACAGCGTCAAGCTTCTAGACGAAAAGATAACTCTAATAATCAGCGTAAAACCTACGCTAAACTCGCTCGTGTTCACGAGAAAATTGCTCGTCAGCGAAAAGGGAGAAATGCTCAATTAGCCCATAAAATAACCAGCGAATATCAATCAGTTATTTTAGAAGACTTAAAACTAAAAAACATGACAGCCGCCGCAAAACCTAAAGAAAAGGAAGACGGCAATGGCTATAAACAAAATGGTAAAAAAAGAAAGTCTGGATTAAATAAAGTATTGCTTGATAATGCCATCGGTCAACTTCGCACGTTCATCGAGAATAAAGCTAACGAACGTGGCAGAAAAGTGATCCGAGTTAATCCTAAACATACTTCACAAACTTGCTTCAATTGTGGTAATATTGATAAAGCTAACCGCGTTAGTCAATCGAAGTTTAAATGTGTTAGCTGTGGTTACGAAGCTCACGCCGATCAGAATGCCGCCGCAAATATTCTGATTCGTGGCTTACGAGATGAGTTTTTAAGAGCGATCGCCTCTTTAATCAAGTTTCCTGTCTCTATGATTGGAAAATACCTCGGTTTAGCGAGGGAATTCACGCCTGATCTTGATGCAAATCAAGAGTCTATCGGGGATGCGCCGATAGAGAATGCCGAACACTCGATTAGTAAGCAGATGAAGCAGGAAGGGAATCGCACCCTCACTCAGTCCGAGAATGACTCGCAATCTCTTATTTTTTCTTCCGCCCCACCTCAGCCGTGCGAGGATAGCCACGGCATAAATAACCCGAAAGCCTTACCTAATAAGGCATCTAAGCGAAGTTCCAAAAAATCACGGGGCGCAATCCCCGAAAACCCCGACCAGCTTACGATCTGGGATTTACTAGCCTGATTTTTTAGACCGAGCAGAACCTTGAAAACTGAATTTTAGCGAATGGGGCGCAATCCTTACCCGAAACCCTTTTATATCAAGGGCTAAAGGAAGATGGGAAGCAATTAAGCTTAAGCTTTATTAGGGATTGAAACTTCTAGCTTCGTAGAGGATGGCAGCAGTAGCGAGAAGCAATTAAGCTTAAGCCTTATTAGGGATTGAAACTATTGGTTTATTCTAGCTCAATGATAAAATAGGGAAGCAATTAAGCTTAAGCCTTATTAGGGATTGAAACGATGAAGACGACTGGGAAGCATTTAAGCAGTGGGCGAAGCAATTAAGCTTAAGCCTTACTAAGGATTGAAACAAAACTTTAAAACCATGCTACAAATTATCTCAGGATATAAATTAGAGGGATTATCGATTGCATCTATCGGGATGCGTCAATCTCTAGAAGCAATCGATGCTCTAGTATCTGACTTCGTAAGTAGAAGCGACTACCCAGTAATCTCTAATGTTTTGGATTTTTTCAGTTACTGGCAATTAGAGGAAACAAAACTATGCCAACTTCTAAAACACTGGCGACTTAGCAATACATTAATTAAATTAGTATTTTGGGTAATTGAAAAAGACCTGCTTAGTGGACTATTTCTTTTTTACCAATTACTAAAAGGATGCATCAAAAAAGCTAGAATACACACAACTTCAATAGAACTCGTTGATTTTCTGCTAGAATACTGGCCAAGCAATCAGATTACTGTGATTAAAAAATCAAAAGTATTTAATAAAGACCTTGCTCAAAAAATCAGAAATCGAGGGCTAGATATATTAAGATAAACCTACACCTAAAAGAAGGCACTATGATCATGGAAAAATACACTTTGACTAAAATAGAACAAGATGGGAGTGCTAAAACTTTCATCTATGAACCAACTGACACAGAACCCACTAAAAAAGAACTTAAGGATAAATTAGTAAAAATCTTAATGAAAATCAAAACACTGACAGCAGAAAAGATAAATTTAATTTATTTTCTTATCAAAACTATAGACAAATAACTTTAATTGTAGTAAAGTAACATAGAACACCTAAAAAGATTAAACTAAAATGAAGTCTAAAAAACAGAAAAAACCTTATTTATTAGTGGCTGTAAATTTAATTATTTTTACCTGTGTATTTACTGTCATAAGACTTAACAACTTACAGCTAACATGGTCAGAGTTGTTTCTCAGGTTTTGGTATATTTGGCTTTGGGTTGCAGTTTGTTTAGGATTAACTTTTGAAAAGTTAAATGTAAAATAAGTGGTAGGATTTAAATAAAGTCAAGACTATTAAGACATGAAAAAGACTAAACAAATAAACTATTACCTTTTGATTGCTGTCATGACTATCAAAAGCTATTTACCTATTATTTGGACTATCCTTAAAGAAGATGTTCCTTTTGGATGGTATAATTTTTTTGAGAATTTTCGTCTTTGGCGAAAATTAATAGCTGAAAAAAATATACAATTGATAAATTTTTGGAAAGATTCTTTTTGGTGTAATCTTAATTTTTACAGAGAATAAATCTAATATAGTTAATCTGTAACAAATTATTAAACTTTCCTAATATCTTGATAACAAACAATATGCCCTTTATGTTTCCATTTAATTCTTGTCATTCTTGCTCTATTCAAGACAGTGAGTCAGTAAGACCTGTTGAAAACTATCCTCAACAGCATCAAGGACTTTTCAACGATATTAATAAAAACCGTCAAACTCAAAAAGGATTAGAAGGTTATTTACAAGCCTTTTTAAATATTTGGAATCGAGAATTAGAACCTGATGGTGAATTCAGTTGGCAGATTATTCGCCCTCAATTTCTGGGGTTAGAAAATCCTATGTTAGCTGTTGTTTTCTCCACACAAGAGTACGGAGAAAACCCTCAACCCGTTTCTGAATTAGAACAAAAGCAAAAATTAGAAGCTATTAATCAACTAATAAAACAGAAAAATGATTTAGTTTGTTTAGTTTCTAATACAGAAATTATCATTATCAAGCGCAATGAACAAAGGCTCTGGACTTGTAGCATGGCGCGTAAAGACGCAGGAGAAGCAATGCTTCAACTTCTTAATTTGCAAGAATCTCAAAAGAATCAAGAAAATCAAAAACCAATATGATTGACAAGCATTAAGAATTATAGTAAGATAAATTTAAACAAGGGATTGCAACAAACAAGGGTTGGTGGCCGAGTAGTCGAAGGCGACAGACTGTAAATCTGTAGATTTAATTCCACGCTGGTGCAAATCCAGCCCAACCCACTTAAAATCAAACATATTGACAAAATCAAAGACTTGACCTATGATAAAAAGTTACAGCGATTACAGTCACACTATGTTTGATACAAATAAATACTTAGAATTATTAAAACAATACCCTCCTCGTCCTATTTACGACAAGGAAGGGCTAGAAAACACGGAAAGAGTTATCAGTTCTTTTTTAGATAAAATCATATTAGATAAAATTCAATTGACAATAGAAGAAAGGGAGTATTTAAGTGTTTTAGGAACTTTGATTTATGAGTATGAGGAAAATCAAGAGCCAATACCTGATATTTATGGACTTGAATTGTTGAAATTCATATTAGAGGAAAGAAACCTACAAAAGCAAGATTTGCTATCTATTTTTGAAAGCAAGTCAATCTTGGATGATATTTTTGATGGACTACAAGAGTTAACTCCTATCTACATTCAAAAATTAGCCAATTTTTTAAATATATCTCCTGCTTTATTTTCCCCAAAACAAATCAAGGGTTGATGGCCGAGCGGTTGAGGCAACGAACTCATAATTCGTCTTAGGCAGGTTCAACTCCTGCTCAACCTATTAGAATAGAGAAAATACTATTTAAAAAGCCGTGGCTAATTTTCTCATTCCCATAGCAATAGGAGTCGGAGCTAACCTATTATTATCTCTATTTGCTCCTAAACCTCCTGTTCAACAAAAAGGAAGAATTGAGGATACTGGTGTTCCCGATGCTGAATACGGCAAAAGCCTATCCTATTCTTTTGGGAAGGTGAGAAAAGAAGGGCTAACTATGATGTGGGGGATTCCTCTTAAGGAAGTCGTCACATCCGAAGGACAAGGCGGAAAAGGTGGTAGTAGTGGGCAAACTACCGAAGTTTACACTTATTTTCTGACAGCCGCTTATCCAGTTGCCAGAAAAATTGGCTCTGTTAGGCGAGTTTGGATGAACGGCGTTCTTGTTTACAATTCCGAAACTAACGACGAAAAAAGCCTAAAGTTTATTGAGCATACAACTATTTATACTGGCAATCAAACTACGCCATCGTCAGTAATTCAGTCAAAAGAATCCAACCTAGTACCTGCTTTTACTGGAATGTCTTTTTTACTTTTTAATAATTATCCGATTGCTAATTATGACGGCACTGGATTTCCTGCTATTGATGTTGAGGTGATTGGAGAAAGTGGAGACAATCCAAAAATAAAAAATATTTTGAAAACTATTTGTAAATTAGCTGGTAGAACAGACGATCAAATTGATGTGACTGACATTCCTGATGATTACCGAATTCAAGGATTTGATTTATTGTTTGATGGGACATCTTTTGCTGATCAGTTGGAAGAACTTATGAGAGCTTTTTTTATTGTCGCAAGGGAGCCAAAAGATAAAATCATTTTTAAAAGACAAGAACAATCATCTGATCCTATTTTTATTCCTAAAAGCTCTTTTGGGTCTAAAAAATTTGGAGAAAATCCTATTGACCTTAATGAAAAAAAACTGACTCATTTTAGAGAAACTCCTAGTGCCGTTACAGTATCTGGACTAAATGTTTTAAAAAATTATGAAACTATTACCGCAGTAGCTAAAGACCCATCAGATACTCACACAAACGAGCTTAGTTTCCAAACTAAACTAATAGACATAGATATGTTTTTTATGGATATCGCCTCAAGAATTCTTTTTTTAGGGAAAACGCAATCAAAAACTTTCTCAAAAATGTTTTTATTACCAGCATGGGAAAATTTAAAGGTTGGGGATATAATTTTTACTGATGATAATAACAATTATCATCAAGAATTGATGCAAATCACCAAAAAAGTAAGAGGCGTAAATTATTTAATTGAAATTGAAGCTACTCGATTTCAAGGAGTAGGATATTTACCAGATATTCCTATAGATAACGAATTTCCGCCAGACAATAACACTCCTCGTCCCTACGGACGCGCTAACGCTATTCCTATTGAATGCCCAGTGGTTAATAGCCAAGATACAGACATAGGAATTTATGTGGCAATTGAAGGTAACTCTAGTTTTAGCAAAGGAGCATTATTTTATTCTGATGACAACGGATCAAGCTATGATTTTGCTGTTGGCAATGTTGTCAACAGCGTAACTGGTACTGTATTAAGCTTTTCCCCAAATTTTAACAACGCTTCTCCTAATTTTATTGATGATTTAAATTGGATACGAGTAAGCATGAATTCAGGGCAATTAGAGCCAGTTACCCTTGAAACATTTCTATCAGGCAAACAATTAGGTTGGTTTTCTACTGGAGAAATTATAGCTTTTAAAAATGCTGCTATTGTGTCCAGCAATCCTTTAACATTTGATATTTCATATACAATTCGTGGAGTCAAAGGAACTGAACCGACTATCTCTAAGCATATAATAGGGGAAAAATTTGTGCTACTAACTAATTATTTAGTTCGACTCCCTTTAAATCTTTTTGATATTAATCGAGAATATTTATTAAAAGTAGTTCCTAATGGATTACTTGAAACTGATATAGAGGAGGAAGTTTCTCACACAATTACTTTAGAAGGATTGAAGCCTTTCCCTTGTGCTGTAAGAGGCGAAAAAGATAATAACGAT